GCCCCTGCAAGTCCCTTTGAATTTAAAGTTTCCATATTACCTACTGGTTGGTCTCCTGGTACTAAATCTAATCGTGATGTTAAGTCTTTTAATCCCATAATATTTTTTATTTATACATATTAAGCTATTACTGTTGATATTGAATTTAGTTCAGTTGTATTTAAATTAACTCTAATTGATCGAGCTGCTAGTGAAACTATTTCAGCGTCTGAACGACGATTATTATTACCTCCTAAATCTGTACCTGCTACTAAAGCATCTTGGGAATTTAATTTAAATCTACCTGCGGGTCCAGTTACATGAGTAGCTCCACCTGGTGGTATTGCTAAATCATCAACTGATTTTGTTTGAGATCTTACTATTGCAGCTGCTGTTATACCTATTCCTGCTCCTACTAACGCATAGGCGGGGTTTTTAAATGCAGCTGTGAGTGCTGCCGCTATGGCTGTTCTTTGGGTATATATAGAAACAGCTAACATTGCTGCCTTCATTCCTATAAATGCCCCTAATACTAAATCCGCATTTTTAACTAGAAAATCAAATCCTTTAAAAATAAAGCCCATATTAGATGCTATTGACACAAAAGCTGATTGAACTTTTAATAATAATTGTGCAAATTGTTTTTCAATGTCTAATTGTTCTAACCTAGCTAAAGTTTCTTGATCACCTTCTTCTCTTGCTTTTTCTTTTAATTCAGTAATAGATGCTTGATTAAATAATTGATCTGATAATTGATCTGATGTCATACCAACTGATTTAGCTATTGCATCTTGCTGTAAAACATTTAATTTACTAAATTCATAAAAATCACCAACATTAGCTGCAATTTCTTTAGTTAACCCTACATAATCGCCTGTTAGAGCAAATAGACGAGCTTGTTCTAAATTTAATTGTCGGCCTGTTAGTAATTCTGCTTCTAATTCTGCTTCAATATTACTTTGAAAATCTAATAATGCTTTACTAGAACCTGCAATAGATTCTAATTCAAATCCTAATTCTTTAGCTACTGAAACTGCTCGAGTTAATTCTTCAACATTACCACCTAATTGGGCTCTAACTTGGCCACTTAATTGGTTAGCTTTATCTATTACTTCAGCAATATTTAATCTAGTACCAAATTCAGCTTCAGCATTTTTTACAACTTTTATTTGTGATAGTACTAAACCTTCTACTGATTTACCTGTTTGGATTGATCTTTTAGCTAAATTAGCTTGGGATTTTTCTGATAAACCTAAAGATAAGGCAAATCTTCCTACATCTTCTGCTTGTTTAGCTACTAATCTAGTACCAACTCCTAAACTAGAATTAATAAGACCAACAGCTTTAGCAGATTGAGCAAAAGAAACATTTAAATTTTTACTATAAGTTGCACTTTTGGCTAACTGATTAGTTAATTTAAGACTTTCACCTACACTAAGACCTAAAGATTTCTGAAATGAAGTTTGAGCTTTACTAGTATCTGACACATAACCCCTTATTTCTGATGCTAGGTCCTTTAATTTAGTACTAGATTTAATACTTTTCTTTTTAGTATCATTTATCTTTTCTTCAGAATTATTTATTTTTTTATTTTCTTCTTCAGCTTCAGCCATAATATGGTTTTGTTATAAATATTAGAAAAAAAAAGATGTCTTACGACACCTTTAAATATTATAAGTAGCTGAGGGGTTTATGTTAGGTTTTGAAATATTACTACTTGGGGGGCTACTTTGGGATTTTTTCATAGCCTTATCTTGTTCTTTAAAGTGTTGGTTTATTAACCCAATGTGGTATCTTCTTAACCAAATAGGCATATCATACACTTCAGAATAAATAAAACCACCTCCACCATGAAATACTAAATCATGTATTTCTCTAAAAATTTGGTTTCTATACTCCGGCATCAGGCCAAAAAAAGGTAGCTCCTATAGGAATAGGTACCTCCTCAACCACGTTGCCATCTGGTCCTTCATAGTCAAACATTAGTTTAACGTCAGGCATTAATTCTTTTACATAATCTCTAAATGGTTTAGAATCACGTGCTAACAGTTGATTATCTACAAATTCTCTAATTGTTTTTTGTTCGTAATCACCATTAACTGATAAAATAGTATATTTTAATCTTGTAGTTAAAAATTTGTTTCCTTGCCCTAATTTTTCTAATCCCTTTAATTCTTTTTCCATAGTAGTTTCATCACCATGGGTTAAAAGTTTGAAAGTAAGTTTTATTTTAGAAATAGGAAGAGTAAATTCAAATTCGTTTTTACCATTTATGATTTTAGAAGGATCTAATTCTTTATCCTCTATTTTGGTTAAATCAACTTCTGCTAAGTCTTCCTTTCCTGTGGTAGGATTAAGAAAATTAAATTTATAATCTTTACCATAACCCAAAATGCGTGAAGCAATTAATATAGCATTTTTATCACCTACTAATAGATCATTATAATTTATGGGTGTTATAATTAATGCTTGTAATAATTTATCTATTACTGTGCCATTTTGGATTAAATTTTGATTCGTTAAGATGTCTTCTTCACGAGCCGTCATATATTTCATTTCAAATTCGCCTTTTCTTAGGGGACTATCTTCTGGATAAAGTAAACCTTTAGAGGGTAATGTAACCATTTCTGAGGGAAACTTGTAACTTGTTTGTTCCATAACTTATTTTTATTTTATTCAGATATACATATATAGGAAAAAGAGAGGACGTCATAAAATGACGTCCAACCTCGCAACTTCGGGAGAGAAGTATATTAGAAATTTAGAATAGCATAATCCATTCTTATAGTAAGTGTAATGTCTGAAGGGTCAGATGACGACCAATCTGCATCCCCAAAATTAGCTGCGTGGCAATATGCACCTTTTAAAATCCATTCTTCAACTACATCACCTACAGGTCCCAATGCGTTAAATCTAATGTCTTTTTTATAAAAATCAGAATAACCATCTCTACCTGTAACTGACTCATGTGACAAACGAACCCATTCCATTACTGCTTGTGCACCTGAAGGTGTAACGGGGTCATATAATGTACATTGTACATCTTCCCAATTAGCTTTACCTTTAATTTTTCTTTTCACGTTAATGTGATCAAGAACTACATCTGAAAATGTTATATTTGGTTTATTTGTTTGTTTTACTAGAAAAGCAGGTATCCCATCTATAAACATTACAAACCTATTTTTCAGTTTCGGCTCAAAAGCCGTGTACATCATTTCGTTTGTGTTTAATATTGCCATCGTTGTTTATTTTATTATAAATATATAATTTTTGTTTTTTTATTCACCAAATGTTGCACCTGTTGGGAGAACATTAAAGTCTAGTATAATAAATTCAGCTGTTTTAGTTGGTTGTAAATAAATAGCACCTACTAATTGATTTCTGTCTACTACATCTGCTGTGTTGTTACTTTCATCCATTTGGACTCTAAACGCATACAGACCCTGATTTTGTTGTACTCCTTCTAAGTATGGATTAACAATATTTAAGAATCTATTACGTGTTGCTGCCGTGTTTTGTTCAAATAATAAAAATTTAGAAGAACTTGCAATGAATTTTTTAACTGTGATTAATAATCTACGTACATTAATTCTGTCTAATGCCGAAGATCTTAACTGAAGTGTTTTCTGACCCCAAATACATGCCCCAACATTAGGGAAATTAGCAATTGGATTAATTCTAGCTTCATATAGTAGATCTCTTTCTGCTTGGTTTAAATTAATAGCTACTCCTTGCACTGCGATTCTACCTCTACTTAAACCTGCGGGTGCAAACCAAGGATGTGAATCTTGATCACTTTTAGCAATAACCCCCGGTACAATTACTGAAGGGGGAGCCCATATTGTAGATTTTTCTCCTTGGACTTGAACCCATGGGTAATAGGCAGCAGCGTAGTTAGTGTCTAAGTCTTCAGCTTCGCTTAAAGCTGTGAGTACTGTGCTGTCATATTGGGCTAAATCCATTACATAAAACGCATCTCCCCTTTTTTCTACCATATTAATGGCAGCATCTGTTACTGATTGATGTAGTTCTTTTATTACACCAGGTAATGCTAACATATTAATATCATATTCATCCTGATTTGAAAGAATATTTAAAGCTTTATTATATCCTTTAGTTCCTGCTGTACTTGTAGAACTTAAATCAAGGCCAAATACATTACCTGCTACTATATCATCCCCCATTAAAGGTACTACTGTTGGACTAACTCCATCTGAACCTCCCTGGAAAGGAACTGAGAACTTTAAAAAGTCATTAGTAGGACCCGTAGTTCCTGCTACATCTATAGAGGCGCTTAAAGACTTCCCAGCCCACGTTATACTAGCACTTGGGTGAACAAAGTAGTTTTCTACATTAAAATCACCAAATGCGTTATCTTCTGGGGTTTTAGGAGTAGCTCCTATCCAGTTAACATTATCAGTATTTCCTGAGAACTGCCAGCCTAAATATGCTGATTGGTTAAATGAGGGGGTAGTATTATTATTTACAGATTCAGTTTTATATGATGCACTAGGTAAATAACAATTAGTATTACCTAATACAAATCCTTTAATTGTGTCTTTTACCGCTCTAAATCCTTTAGGTGCTAAGTTTGGATCTATTTCTCCATCTTCAACTTGTGAAGTTACTTCAATTCTAACTAATTTGGATAAATTAGGGTAACTTCCTTTTACTACTACTTTATTGTGTTTATTACTATAATAAGCTTGTTTGTCTCCTATTTTTCTAGCAATATAATTATTTGCTGTTGGGTCTAACGTACAATTGGTAAACGTTTCAAGAGTATTAGTGTTATTAAAATCATCATCACTGTATTCTCTAATAGCTAAATTAAAGGTTGTATATTGTTTTTCTCCATTAATATTAGCAGGTGTTTTTAGACCATAAATTGATACTTTAAATTTCTGATTTGTATCATCTCCATCAGCTAATGTATGGAGTCTAAATAAACTAGTTGAATTACCCGCGGTATCTAATTGGGAAGTAATATATGGTGTAGTTGCATTATTATACCCTTCAGCATATGAACTTGTAAACTCATTTGCACTAGTATTTTTTACTAATGCTATGTTAGTAGTAGCTACTATCTGTAATGCTTTTTGTCTTTTTTCAAAATTTAAACGTAAGAAAGCATTAAAATCATAATCTGCCCCATCTTTGCTATTATTAGAAGATCCTAAAGTTCTTATATCTGTTGTAGTTATATAAGCACCTTCAGCATCTGTGGGTAATAAAGAACATGTAATGTTTTTAGGAGTTGCGGCACCTGCTGAACCCGAAAGTGTTAATCCAAATGATTGGGATATTGATACAGGTGAAGTTGTTGTAATTAAGGAATCACCTAATTCTAAACTTTCAGCATTATCAGTATTTTTAGAAGGAAATAATACTGCTAATATTTCACCATGTCCTTCTGTGCCTGCTGAACTTGAAGCCACTAAAGCTACTACTTGTTTATTAGCACCATCAAAGTTATATCCTCCTCCTGCTAATACTCTACATACTGTTACTGACCCTGCAGCTCTTAAATACTCTTTTACTGTGTGGGGTACATAAGTAGTGTCTGTTAAGCCACCAAATAGTGATACATATTCTGAAAAGTTTTTTACTACTAAGGGAACAAAAGCGGGACCTTGAGCTGTAGGTCCTACAATAGCTGCTCCTATTGCTGCAACACCAGCTGGTAGGAATGATTGGTCATTTTCTTGTGTGAATACACCGGGGGATACAATAGTTTCTGCCATCTTTATATTATTATAAGCTTATTTACTTAAATTATTCCTATATAAATATAAAAAGGAAGTGTAAACCTTAAAACTAATTGTCTATTAGTGTAATTTTACCTGTGTTTATATCTAGAGTTCCAGTTCCGTATTTATCTGAAAGGGCTTGTGCTATTTCCTCTTCTTGTTGTTGGATATTTACTACTTGGTTTTTTAGTTGGATTTTTTTAATTTCCAAAGTACCCAATTGCATAGTAATTTGCTGAATTTGTTCTTGTAAAGTTTTAATTTGTTGAATTTCTTCAGGAGTAAGTTGTTTTTCCATAACTTTTATTAATTAATTATTATTCTTATATACATATATAACACTTAAAAAGACCCACCATTAATGTTTCCTAAATTTGGGGTAATACCTGTAAAATCGCTTAATGATTGGATTTTCCAATCAAACCTACTTCTTACTAACATCACTCTACATCCATTATCTATTTTAAGTGTATCGTTATAAGAAGTACCATTTACTTCTTGGGTAATAAACGATTCTTTTACTAAATCACCAGTATCTACGGTAATTTCAGTTTTTAATAAGGCATTTACAGGGGGTTTAGATAAATAATGACCTGTGTTATGCCCTGATTCAATAAATATAGTGTGAGCTCTTCCGTTTATAGTGGGGGGTGTAATAGTACCAATAGGATATAAAAAATCATCATCTAATCTAATAAACATAGCTTTAACTTTAGATAAATCTAAGTTATAATATGTGTTACCCCCATATATAACAGGAAATAAAAAGTTATCTTGATTTGAATTAGTTATAGTTATTTCTTTATATTCTAATAAGTCGGTTAGAATTGTATCTTTAGTTGATGAGGGAGGAATTAGACTTAATACAGTGTCTGTAGAGGTGTCAGTAAGTGTGTTTCTAGATGCTATTTTAAAAAGTTGGTTGTTAGATTTTAAG